GACCGGCTGCTTGCCCGCGTCAGCGGTGAGCGGAGCCGGCATGAACTGGTTGATGGTGTAGGGCACAGCATAAATCGTGCCCGGGACACCGTCGCGGATGTCCGAGAAGCGCTCCGACGGCTTCCACAAATATTCATTCGAACCGGCCGCAACCTTGAGCTTGCGGATGGTCTTCAGCGTGGTGTCCGAGAACATCATGCGGAACGACGGCAGGGCGCGGTAGGGCGGGGTGACCTTGTGTACCATGTCGATCAGGTCGTCGCCGGTGATGTCCGCGAGGGTACCCGCGGTGCCACTGGCGGCCTGCTTCTGACCCGCGGCGATGAACGCGAGCAGGCCCGTGGGAGCCGAAGCCGAATTAGTGTACTCGTCTTCCAGCTTGAGGCCCATGGCGACCGAGCCCTTGTTGATCAGGTGCTGCACGCCACCGATGGCATCTTCGCGGTACTGACGCGACCAAGCCATATTGACACCGTACGCGAAGTCCCCGACGGTGATCTGCGTGCCGAACGTAGCGTTGGACTCGGTGATGTCCGAATCTTCGGAGACCTTGTAGGCCGTGGGGAGGGCGTCCTCGACCACGATCTTCTGGTCAGCGCCGACGGTGCGGACCGTGCTGAGCGCGCGCATGACAGAGAACTGCTGGAGCTTCTGGACGATGCGGTTCTGCCACTCGACCGGAATGCCGGCGTTCGTGGTGCTGGTGAGCATCGTCGCTCGCTCTTCCTTGAGGCGCTCGATGCCCCGGACGTCCCAGTTCACGAGAGCCTTCGCGTAGCGCTCCGCGTACTGCTTCTCGGCATCGGTGCCGCCGCGGTTGACCGCGCCGCGGGTGTCGACCGCGAGCTCGTTGCCACGGGCCTCTGCCTTCGCGAGGCGCGCCTTGGACGCCGCCACGCCGATCTTCTCCTCGACGGCATCGAGGTCGAACTCGAGCTTCGAGCACTTCTCGCGGAGTTCGCCGCAGGCCTTGCGGTCGAAGTCGGAGGTTGCGTTTGCGGTCTTGGACTCCCACTGGTCGAGCATGCTGCGAAGCTCGCCGGTGAGCCGGTTGCGGGTGTCGATCAGTTCGTTCAGGTTCTCAGCCATTGGTCTTGGTCCTTGCGATGCGGATGCGGATGCGGTCAGCCCAGTTGTCGTCTGCCATCGACCGCAGGGCTGCCGTAGTCTGCGGATACGCGGCGTCAATCACGAGGGAAACTTCACCGAGGCTGACGTCGATCAGCTCGCGCCGCGAGTAGCCCTGGCTCCACTCGTCCTTGCGGACGTTGAAGCCGAAGCTCATCTCCCCCACCAGGCCGGTGGCAAGGAGCTCCCTGGCGTCGCGGCCCAGGGTGGTGTCGGGGAGGGTGGCCTCGAAGGCCAGGCCCTTGTCGTCCTCGCGGAGGACCAGGCTGCCGTTCCGAGTGCGCGCCAGGATCTGGTTGCCCTGGTGCTGCCACAGGAGCTTGATGTCCTGGGAGCCGTCCTGGAGGGAACGCGTGAAGGCGCCGGGCCTGATCACCTCGGTGAAGGTGCGGCCGCGCTCATGGAGGGTCTGGCTGGGCGTGTTCCAGAGGGCGGCGTAGCCACCCACCTTGCCGCCGTCGAGCTTGCCCTTGGCATAGCGGATCTCATGCATCCTCGAGGTCTCCTGGGCTGTTGCCTTCGCTGGTGTCGATGCCGGCGTTGGACTGGCCGCCGCCGGTGCCGAGGTTGAGGGCCTGGATGAATTCGTCGCCGCCCTCGACCTCTTCGTAGTCGATCCAGTCGCGGGCTTCGTTCCTGGTCAGGATGCCGGCCTCGATGGCCGTGCGCATGGCGGTCATCGTCTCGGAGATGCCCGGACGGACTACCTCGTCGATGTCGATGTAGGGCTTCTCGCCAAGCTTGAGCTCGATCTCGCCGGCCATCATCTCGAGCCAGTGGACCAGGCAGCCGTTGAGGTACATGCGGGCGAGGAACTCAAGAGAGCCGTAGGCGTTGCCCTGGGTGGAACCCAGCATGGCGGCCGGAATGCCGAACACGCGGCCGACCTCCTCGACGGAGTAGCGGCGGGAGTCGTTCAGGGCCGGGGTGATGCTGCCGGCGAGCTTGTCGACCCGGACGTTTTCCGAGACGACGAGGGGCTTGCCTGCGTTGGCCGCGCCGGTGTGGTTCTGGAGGTACTCGGCCTGGATGGCCTTGCGGGCCGCGGCGTTGATATTGAGCGGGTGGGTGATGACGGCCTTGTCGCTGGCCGTGCCGTTCTGGACGGACTGCATCGTGGACTGCTCCGTGAGCAGGCCGATGTTCACCGAGTCGCTGCACATATTCAGCGGCGACTGCCCCCAGAGCCCGTCCATGGCGAACGCCCTGAAGTGGAGGACCTGGCTCGGCTGGAGGACCCCGTAGTCCGTCGAGCGGTAGGTCGGGCCCGCCGGGTTGCTGGTGTCAAGCGACACGCTGCCCACACGAAGAGGCGCAAGCTCACCGATCTTCCCATTGAGCCTCCGGTTGATTAGCAGGAAACCGTTGCCGTAGACCAGGGCCTGGAAGATGGCCTGGCGCTTCAGCTCGTACGCCGAGATGAACTCGTTCGGACGGTCGAAGATCTGCTGGAGGTAGGGGTCCTCGAACTCCAGCTCGAGCCTGGCGCAGTCGTTGGAGATGAGGGTGACGGCCCGCAGGACGGCCGGGTAGCCCAGGGCCGCAGGCTGCGTGAGCATGGGCACGGGCCGACCGTCCGCGAACAGGGTATGGCCGGAGCCTCCGTAGGAAGAGCCCCAGCCGTACGACCACCACTTGCGGATCGAGTCGAGCATGAACGTGTATCCTATCAGATTTTCTTCTTGAGGATCGAATCGGACTCTTCCTGGTAGCTGGAGCCGAGATTTCCACCCCAGGCATGGACGGCCATGATCGCGCAGACGCACGGATCGATCAGGGCGTACCGCTGGCCCTCCGGCTTGACCGGCCGGAGATTACCAGACTGATCCGCCTTGGCATGGCACGTGGCGAAGGCCCGGCGGATGACCGGGTCGTCAGGGCTGCAGACGATCTTGTTGGCCCGCCACAGGTTTTGGAACAGCTGCATGCCCGGCCCGAAAAACGAGATGTTCTGCCGGTAGGACTCGATCGGCACCCCCTGCTTGAGCAGGTCCTGGCTGAGGAGGTGGGACCCCCAGGCGTCGTAGACGATCTTCTGGACGGAGTACTTGGCGCAGGCCTCGGTGCAGGCCATGGCCACCTTCTCATAGTCGATCTCCCGGCCTGGATGCAGCTCGACCTTCTTCTCGGCCGCCCAGGCCCGGACGGGCAGGCGGTAGTCCAGCTCGCGCTGGGCCAGCTCGTGGCTGGGCCACATGTACCGGCCCTTGAGGTAGACCCTGCCGTCGCCCAGGGGGAAGGCCAGGAGGAGCACCGTCATGTCGCCGGACTTGGACAGGTCCAGGGCCCCCCAGCAGGACTGGCCCACGAGGCTGGATTCGTCGAATCCGGGCACCGCGGTGAAGTACTGCATCTCGAGCCAGCCGCCGGTGTTCTCGTCGACCCGGCTGGCGTGGTACCTGGCGAACTCTGCCCGGCTGAGCGGTGACCCTCGCATGGTGTTCCACTGGCGCTTCAGCGAGTCCATCGTGGGCTGGCCGTGGGGCAGGCCCGGGTTGGCCTTGATCCAGGTCTGGGTGTCGCCCATGTCGTCCTTGTCGTCCAGCCCGTAGAGCATGCCGAAAAAGGTGTCGTCCTCGCCCTCCTCGAGCAGGAGTCCCTGGAGGACCTTGACCAATTCGCCGTACTGCGATTCGGGGTTGCTGGTCGGGGTGGTGATGATCAGGCCGGTCGACTCCTTGCGCTTGGCGCCGGTGGTCAGGAGCTTGGTCAGGAAGCGGCCGGCAAACTCCGCGGCTTCGTCTGCGATCCAGAAGCTGGGGTTGAGGCCGTCGAGGGACCGCTCCTTGGCCGGCAGGGTCCTGAAGGAGCACTGGCGCTGGACCAGGATGTCGGAGGTCTTCACGTGGTCCAGCCTGCCGTCGAGGTCGTGGCAGGACTTGTCCATCTGGCAGAGGATCTTCTTGACGTTCTCGAGGCAGATCGTGGCCTGCTCCTCGGTGTTGGCCAGGGCGTAACCCATGGCGCCGACCTTGGCCAGCAGCTCGTACAGGGCCCAGACCGCGGCGCCCGTGGTCTTGCCCGCGCCGCGGGCCACCTGGAGCAGAGCGAGCTTGAACCGCCGGTGGTTGCCGGCCGTCCACTTCCAGCCGAGCAGACTGCCGAAGAAGAAGCACTGCCAGGGAGGGAGGGTCAGGGCCTGGCCCTGCCACTCATCGATGAGCTTGAGCCTGTCGCAGTGCCAGTAGAACCGGGTCACTTCCTGCCAGTCCATGTAGATGTCGCCCCGGCGGAGGTCCCGCTCGTGGCGCTTGCAGGCGGCGTACACCCACTTGTTGACCATGATGGTGCCGTCCAGCACCGACTTCCAGTAGGAGTCGAAGCGCTCCTGGGCGGCCTGGACCTCGAGGTCGCTGAAGGTGGGCCAGACGATCTTGGCCTGAGGAATGTCGCTGGTCTTGAGCTTGGGCATGGGGCTGGATCCGAAGATCGGGGGTAGATCGCGCAAGATGCCCGCACGATCGAGAATTTTTCAGTCAAGTGAGGCTAAACGGTTAGCGGGGCGGCACGACAGGAGGGGGGTTTATAAAACTTACCCCCCTCCCTTTTAGGCATTTTTTGCGTGCACAGAAGCATGGCACTTCGTGCACAAAGCACGCAAGTTCGACGAATCTAGCGTGAGATCGGGCCTTTTTGCCCTTGGGATGACGTGATGGACCTCTTCAGCGATGTGAACACCGCAATCCTGGCAGATCGGATGCTGCTTGAGGTAGGCACGCCTCAAGTTCCACCAGTCCCAGCCAAGGTGAGAGCCTGAGGAACGCATTCGGCCCGTCCTGCTGAGGTCCATCAAGGGCTTCAGGTCAGGACGGGCCGGATTGAATCGAGGGCGATCGACGTTGCCCATCAGCCTTTGTACCTCTCAATGGACAGGTTGCTCATCTCAAGGCGTCCTCCATCGAGGGGGTGGACCTTGGGCTCAACGGTCCAGGCGCGCTTCCCCTCTTTCTCGTTGATCTCCTCGCACATCCTGAATGTGGCGCTGATGGCACTGACCTCAGCCACGGACTCGGACTCGACGGGATCGGGATGGGTGGACTGCTCCATGAACCACCTGGCCATCTGCCTGTGCCTGAGCTGCGCCACACCCATGCACACGCGCTTGAACCGGACCCGCTTGGGGTCGTGGATCGTGTAGTCGGGCATCAGCGGGTCTCCTTGGCCTGGAGGTTGATCGTGTGCCAGCCGAGGACCGGCTGCTGCTCAGGGACGCTGCCCTTCCAGGTCTTCACCGAGGGCAGACCCAGGGCCTTCAGCTCCTTGATCACCTGACGCTGACGCTTCTTCTGGTACTTGCGGGCGTTCGTCGCGACGGCCTTCATGACCCACTCCTCCCTGCAGCCGAGCTTGTACAGCCAGCCTGCCGAGTAGGTCTCCTTCGGACGCTTGAGCTTGGACTCATCAAACCCGTTCTGGGTTCGAGCCTGGCGGTTGGCGCGGTTTTTGACCCTGCAGTACTCGTTCCACCGGCGAACCGTCTCAGGATCGCGGCAGCCCTGGCAATAGAGCGTGCGGAATGACTTCTGATCGAGGGGCTTGGCTGGCATGTCAGTTCCTTGGGGTTCTACCCCGGTTAGACCAGGAGTATAACCATGTACAAGGAAGGTGTCAAATCGTGGGCGTACCTTCCCATTGCTCTCTTGGCCTGGGACCTGAAGAAGATCATCTCATCAGGTTCTTCCTCTGGGTCATACTCGTGAGGACCTTGAAGGCCATCAATTCCCATGGTTCAACCTCAAGGTTATTCCTCACTCGGGTATTCCTCCAAACCAGGCCTGTCCCGCGATTTTTCTCAAATAAAAACTGAATGAGAACGACCATCACGGGGGTGTGGTCACAGGGATCTCCAGCAGAATCGCAGATAAGCGAAACTTGGGCCGTTGTTACGACATTTGACGTCTATTTCGACACGTGGTCGGTTCGATCGCTCTACAGCTGGATAGCTCGGTTCCATGAATTTATCCTTAGGCTTGATAGCTGGCCATCTACTGTGAACATCATCCCATTCGCCAGCTTCATAAGGATCCTCCACCGGGCCTGACCGTGGAGGTTAATTTTTATCGATCACCAAGTGGTCAACCTGGTGTACGGATGAGTTTGTGCCTTCATCTGGCAAGCAGAGCCATGACTGGCTTTTTACGTCTGCTACCTATTTGACCTGACGGTCAAAGGAAGGTTGGAGTAGTTGGAGACATACAGGTTGGAACCTGCCTCCGTTACGGTTGTTCCCCAGCACCTAGCACAAGGCGTCGGCTCATTTGGGCTTTCCCGTAGTAACTCCGCGTTTCGGCCCTAGGGCAAAAGTTGGAAGCAGGAGCATACCACTCAAGGCACGCTCCTGTCAAATCGGTTCAAGCCATGACGGCCAGGACCCGTCCACCGCCCTGGGATCTCACCCAGGCCCACTGCTGGTCGGTCATCTTGGCCTTGCCTGTCATGTGGTCGAGGGTCAGGCCCATCGATTCAGCGGTCTGCCTGGTCTCGGCCGCCGCCTTGGCGGCCTCGACCTTCCTTAGGGCGTCCTTGGCCTTCTTCCTGGCGGCCTTGGCCTTCCTCAGGACTGTGCCCCTCTTCCTGTACTCCCTGCGCAGCTTGGTCTTGAGGTCCCTGAGCCACCTGGCGTCCCCCTCCGAGGCCACCATGTTTTCCGGATAGCTGTGGAGGATCTTGTGCCGCTTCATCGGGCCACCTCCTGGTAGACGTACTTGGGATCCCCGGGCAGCGGGAAGTTCTCCCTGGCGATGCGGGCTGACCGCAGCTTAGCCTTGATCTCGTCGCTGTAGATCACGGGCTGCAGCTCCTTGTCGGCGATGCAGGTGCACTCGTGGACCAGGTAGATGCCGCTCAGGTAGGCCTCGTTGTCGGAGTTCTTCCGCCAGTGCTCCCAGATGGGCCACCCCAGGCGGCGCGCCTCGTCGACCTTGTGGATGGTCAGGGAGGTCACACCCATGATCTCGCCGTAGGTGAAGCTGAATGACGGGCGCTTGTTCGGATCGTACTGTCGCATGCGGGCATCCTTGGGGCACAGCCCCGGTTTGTTTCCAACAGTGTAGCAAAGAAGTACGCTCAGGGCAAATCCCGGTGGGGTGAAAAAATCTTCTGATTTCCTCCCAGGGAGGGCCTTGTACGCCTTGCTATATCCGTAGACTTGGTAAGATGACCGCATGAACAACGAAATGAACGACGAGATGATCATCACCGCCGACCGCGCCCTTGACGTCGCCCGCCAGCTCTCGAACGCCACGGGCTGCCACCCTGCAGTGATCCAGGCAGCCATCCTGGCCCTCGAGGAGGTCAACTGGTTCGGCCTGGACCGCGACGAGCAGAACTTCTGGGACTGCATGCAGGGCATGGAGTACTGCATCAAGCGTGAGTGCCCCATCACCTGCTGGATCAACGACTTCGGCAAGTGGGTCAAGGCAGGGCTTGCTGACACCGAGCTGGCGGCCACGGCTGCCGAGGCCGAGCGGGCCTACCTCAAGGCCTACTGGAAGCACTACAGGCACCCGGGCCGGGCGTGAGCCTGGCGGCCTGGTCGGCCTCGCGCTTGGCCCGCTGGGCGATCCTGCGCTGCCGTGCTGCCTCGCCACAGGATCCACAGGGCTTCACCCCGGGCTCGACCCCAGGCGCCGCCCCGGGCTCGACCCCGGGCGCCGCCCGCATGCCGCCGCCGAAGAGGGCCATGATGTCGGCCAGGCCCTGGGCCGGCCCCTGGGGCGCGCTCATGCGTACCTCCAGGGCATCGGCCCGCCGCAGCCGCTCTGGATGACGTCGAAGATGCAGCCTGGACCTGGACCGTCCGACCAGTCGGTGCTGCCGCAGTTCGATCGCAGCTGGGCGTTCAGGTCGCACAGCCATGGGCTGGACAGGAGGTTGCACACTCCGATGTGGGGCAGCCAGCACTGCGTCTGGACGCCCATGGTGCAGGGGTCCTGGGGGTCCTGCTCGGTGCACTCCTCGTCCAGGAAGATCGCGAAGGGGCCGAAGGTGCCGGCGTTGGCGGCCATGGCCGGGTAGGGCGCGGTGCCGTCGCAGAGGGTGCCGGGCTGCCAGTAGCCCAGGCAGGCCGAGTCCTGGTCCACCGCGGGGAGGGCCCCCAGGTCGCTGATGTAGGAGACCGTCCCGCCGCAGCACCTGAGGCTGAACGCAGTGCTGGTCGGGCAGGTGTCGCAGTCGCCGCCCAGGACCTCCATCTGGCAGGTGATCGGGAAGTCGCAGATGTGAAGGGTGTGCCGCCAGGCGTTCGCCGTGGTGGGCGTCCTGCTGCAGCCTGGGAGCGGCCCGGTGCACGTCACCGTGATGGTGAAGGGCACGTCGTGAGCGAAGTAGTAGGTGTCGGTCTCCGTGGTCGGGTCCTGGCAGGGCGGCGGACCGCCCGTGTGGAGCTGGGTCAGTTCCAGGGATCCCGTGACGACCAGGGTGCCGGACCCCTGGTAGCAGCAGCGCCCGGTGGCCGGGTCCGTGACCCGGGTAATCGTGGTGGGGGCGTTCAGCTGGACCCAGTTGATCTGCAGGTGGTGGTCAACGAAGGAGCACGTCTGGCCGCAGCCCGAGTACTGGCTGGTGACGGCCTGGTAGCTGTACCCGCCCGTGATCTGCGAGACGGCGTAGCTCGAGGCGTAGCTGCACGACCCTGGGCAGGTCAGGCTGGAGTCGCCCCCGCAGCAGCAGCCCTGGGCAAAGCTGGCCATTACCTGCCCTCCAGGACCTCGACCCGGCGCTCGAGCTGGACGATGCGCTCGTTGTGGACGGACAGGAGGCCCTTAATCTCCGCGATCTCGAGCCGGATCTCGCCGGCAATCTGGCCGAGCTTCCAGCCCACGCCGAGGATCGAGCTGACGATGGTGACCACGCCCACGATGACGTCGATGCTCATGCGGCCTCCAGTTCAACAAGCTTGACGTTGGCCGCCTCGAGCTGGGCGTCGAGGTCGGCGATGCGGTCGATGTCGCCGAGCAGGATCGCGCATTGCCTGAGCGAGCCCAGGTTGGCGATCAGGCGGCGCTGAAGTTCGATGCGTTCTTCGTTGGTCATCAGATCACCATCTGCCGGAGCTGGACGCTGGACGTGTTCAGGCCCATGTGGATGTAGTCGATGCGGGTGGCGCCGTCGGTGTAGCTGACGTCGAACGCGGTGTCGCCGACCACGGCGGCTCCCTGGGGGTAAACCATGACCGACCAGCCGTCCTGCTCCTGTGTGACCAGGTTGTAGCGGAACCAACGTCCATTGGCCGCGACCTGGCCGTAGATGTAGTCGGCGCTGTACACCCACTTGGTGCCGGTGGTGTGCAGTTCGCCTGCAGGGGCGTAGGCCACGCCGTTGACCCAGGTGTTCGCGGCGATGTCGTAGTAGTCCAGGACGGAGGTGTTGTTGCCGCGGAACGCGTAGATGCGCTGGCCGTTCCTGATGCTGTTCTCCGCGGTCCAGGCCGAGTCGGTAGCGCCCCAGACCCAGTGGGCGCTCATGCCTGCGCCAGGCGCCGCGGCGCGCGCAGCCGTCGGCGTGAGGGTCGACCAGGTGTTCGCGGAGATGCTGTAGCGGTACAGCGTGAACGCGTTGTTCCCCATGTAGTAGAGGAAGTCGTCGTTGCCCTCGATGCTGTACTTGGAGGTGGCGTCGGGCTGAGTGGTCCACGCCACCGAGACCGTGATCTGAGTAGCGGTGTTGCTTGAGACCGTTCGGATCTGACCAGCGCCAGTGCCTTCCGCGATGCGGATCTGGTAGTTGGTCCACTGGTTCGTGGCCCAGGCCTTCGCCGTGTTCGTGATGGTGCTGGCGCCGCCGGCCGTGGCCGTGCCCGTGGCGAACTGGAGGTAGTTCTCGCCCATCCAGCTGGGCGTCGCCACCAGGCGGCCATCGGTGCCGATCGTCGCGGGGAGGCCGGTCTGCTGGAGCGTGGTCCAGGTGTTCGTCGCGAAGTCGTACTTGCGGAAGGAGCCGCTGGCCAGGGTGCCTGCCCCGACCACGTACCACACCGGGGTGATCAGGCGGTAGGTCGTCGATGCGCTGAACGAGCTGGCCTGGGCCGCGACCGTGATGATGGAGCTGGCGCCAGTGGTGTTCGAGACGATCGGCAGGGTCACGCCGTTGTTCGGACCACCGGTGATGTGGATCGAGTAGCCGCGGAGGTCGCGCTGGAGGTTCTGGTTGGTCGTGATCGTGGTGGTCGTGCCCGCCGTGGCGGTCAGCTGCGACAGAGCGGTCGAGTTGCCGATGCTGATCGAGCCTGCCACGCCCGCAGCGCCTGCGCCGAAGGTGCCGGCCAGGGCCGCCGATGCCAGCGGGGTCCAGCCGTCCTCGTTCGGGTTGTAGAGCCATTGGCTGGTGTTGCTGGCGCAGTACAGCTGCTGCTGGCGGTAGTGCCGGCTGCTGGCGATGAACGCGCCGGCCGAGGTCGCCGCAGGCAGCGGTGCGACCATCTCCCAGCGCTTCAGGTCGAGGATCTTCTTGTTGCCGTTGGTCGTGGTCATGTCAGGTCACCGAGATGTTGCGGCGGAGGTTGTCGCCGCCAAGGCGAGAGGTGATCGGGATGAAGTCGTTTGCTGCGATGCCGCCGTGCTGGGCCTGGTTGGTCACCGTGGTGACCGTGGTGACGGTACCGACGTTGCCGCTGATGGTCGTGTTCAGGGCGGTCGCCGTGGGCTGCTCTGCCGCGACGATCAGGCGGCCCGTGGTGTCCACGCGGCCCATGCTGCGGGTCAGCGCCTGGACGGCCATGCGGAGGGCCGACATGGTCTGCATCAGCTCGCCCGTCGAGACGTCCTGGGCGCCGTTCACGTAGACCCAGGCCTGGATCTTGTCCGAGGCGCTGTGCGTCGAGGTGTTGGCGTCCAGGGTCAGGACGTTGCCGGTGAAGCCCGCCGAGCCCGCCGTCGGGTCCAGGAAGTTGTAGAGCGGCTCGTTCCGAGTGACGTTCGTGACCACCAGGATCTGCTCGAGGGACAGGGTCTGCCCCACGAACTCCAGGGTTCCCACCCCGGCCGCGCCAGGGGTGAAGACGAAGCTGCCGCTGATGTCGATGCCCCAGAGTCGTTTCATAGTGCTACCGCCATGGCTACGGCGAACGCCTTCGATGCGCCGGATGCGGCGGCGGGCGTCTGCCAGGAGAGTGTTCCGGATCCGTTGGTGGTCAGGACCTGGCCGTTGGTGCCGTTCGAGGCCGGGAACAGGTACGACCCGCCCGTCCAGGCGAAGGTGATGGCAGGTGCCGTGAGCGTCAGGCCGACGTTGCTGCTGATGCCGTAGGTCGAAACGCCGTTGTGATCGTAGAAGCTAGGCCCGACGCTGGACAGATCGGTGCCGTCGGCGAACGTCATGGCCGAGGCCGGCCCGTCGAAGTAGATGTAGGCCGTGGTGCCGCCGACCCTGACCCTGCGCAGCGTCATCTCGCCGAGGCTGGGGTTGTAGGTCAGCGGGGTGGTCGTCACGTCGGCCCACAGGGTCGTCGCACCCAGGGCGCTGACGAACAGTGGGTAGAAGTTGGCGTTCGTGTTGTTGTTGGCGATCGTGACGCTGGACGGGTCCAGCGGAGCCTTGCCGTCCAGGGCCGTCTGCAAGCCCGTCACATCGCCGATGACGTGGGTGTGGGTGGCTGCCGCCAGGCCGGCCTGGGCCGCGGTCTGGTTCTTCCAGAGGCCGCTCGAAAGGTCGTAGGCCAGCAGGTCGTTGTCCGCCGGCGAGGCTCCGATCAGGACGTCGTGGAGCTCCTCCAGCTCCTGGCCGTTGATCACCTTGATGTAGGCCCGGCCGGAGGCGCCTGGGCTGTTGCTGACGACCCACCCGAGGAAGACCCGGTGGGCCGGCTGCGTGGGCGGAGTCGTGGTCCACTCGCCGGCGGTCTGGCTCAGCCACAGGGCGGCGCCGTTGGCGAAGCTGGCGGTGGGCAGGTTGCTGAGGCCTTCCAGGTAGCCCGCCACGAGGATCAGGCCATCCGAGCTGCTCGTGATGTTGCCCAGGGCTACGCCGATGGTCGGCGCCGCGGTGGCCTCGGTGTCGGCGTCGGCCAGCTCGACGAGCAGGTGGGTGCCGCTCGAGCCGGTGATGTAGACGACCTGGCCCTTGGTGATCGTGCCAGCGCTGGCCTTGCGGACCGTCTTCGTCAGGTTGCTGATGCCCGAGTCCAGGTAGGTCTGGAGCCCGGTGATGTCCGCGATGGCGTGGGTGTGGGCTAGGGGAGTCCTGGCGTCGCTCAGGCGGCTGTCATCGGCCCGGACGGCCTGGGTGGCGTTGCTGGTGCCGCTGGGGGCGAACTCCACGCTGACCGTGTAGGCGCCGCCCGAGGGGCCGGCCACGTCGATGCCCAGGCCTTCCTGGACGCTGATCGGAGTGCTGGCCGAGCCGGTCACCAGCTGCTCGACGATGCTGAGCTGGACGACAGGCGGCGTGTTGACGGTGACGACCGTCGTGTCGGGGGGATAGATCGTGATCTGGGTGGCAGCCATGAATCAGACCCCCTTGGTGACGCTCAGGCGGCCTGCGAGCGGAGTCCAGACCAGGCCGCCTGCCTGGACGTAGGTGAAGTCCCAGACGTAGCTGGTGCTGGTCAGGGCCGCGGTCTGGGTGTCGGTAAAGGGGACGGTGACCAGGGTCTTGCCCGTGGTCGAGTTGTAGACCTGGGTGATGGCCGGCGTGGTGATCGTCAGGCTGGGGCTGGCCGCCTCGAAGGACGTCCTGAGGTTGACCGTGGGTGTGTCGCCGGTGCGGTCGCCATCAATTGTGAAAATGAGGCTGTAGTCATCGCCCTTGTAGAGACTGAAGCTGTACGACGCAGGCGTGCACATGGTGGGATTCTACCAGAACGCGGTCACTCGGGGCAGACGCCGTCGATGGCCTGGGTGGGACTGACGATGGCCCAGTAGAAGGCTCCGGCCTCGTCCCGGGCGGCTTCGCACCAGACCGCGGCGCCATTGTGCAACTTCACGGGGAAGAAGCCCGCGGGCAGGTTGGCCACCTCGATGCCGCCGCAGACGTAGGTGGCCGTGTTGCCCATCTCGCTGACGGACAGCCCCCTGGTGGTGGCGGAGGCGTAGCCGGGCTTGTTGACCGTGCCGTAGGGCGCGGCCTTGGCGGCCATGGCCGGCCTGAGCTGGTACGTCCACTTCCACGTGGCGGAGTCCAGGACCGCGCTGGACACCACGACCATGAGCTGGCAGCCCCGGTTGCCGATGTCCTTGACGATCGTCTCGGCCCCGCCGTTCCTCGAGTCGTCCAGGCGCCTCACTTGGTCCACCACCCGGCCTGGGCGAGCTTCAGGTAGCCGGCGCTCGCCGAGGGCGTCCAGGACGTGCCGTTGTAGGTGTTCTGATCGAAGAAGATGTCGTTGTGGTTCTTGGTGTCCCGCGGCTGCCGGATCCAGCGCACGTCCTTCAGCTGGATCGTGCCGGCCCAGGGCCCGGTGGTCGGCACCTCGGTCTGGGGCTCGCCGTCCGGGTCGTTCACCGCGATCTGGTCGAAGAAATGCCAGTAGGGCTCATGCACCATATCCGCCACCAGCTCTCCGTACTGCCCGGTGGTTTTCACGACGTTCAGCGATTCGAAGAGCACGGTCCCGACGGGGTATCCAGCCAGCGAGACGCTCAGGTCGGCGCCGCCCGCCGGGTTGCTCATGGGGACGGTGCCTGCCATGAACGCGTGGCTGTTGTAGGTGTTGACGTAGCCGTTGAAGATCGTCTGCAGCTGGCTCTGGGGGATGTACTTGAAGTCGAGCGTCCGGCGGACGCGGATCCTGCGCTGGACCAGGTTGTAGGGCATCCCCTGGCGGCCCGGCAGGATGGCGTAGCCGCCGATGTCGGACGGGCTCAGGCCGTTCGCCCAGGTCGGATCCGGGTTGGTCAGCGCGCTCGAGCTGTGCTTCTGGCGCAGGCGCTCGGTCGTGCGGAAGGACGTGCTGTAGTCGACGCTGATGTCGTACGCGATGTCCACAGGGGTCGAAGGCCCAGGGGGCGTGGCCTGCTCCCACCACTTGGTGCTGACGTGGAACGGAGCGAACCAGGTGTAGGTCGCCTGGACCTTGCCGTTGCTGACGAACTGCAGCTCCTTCTTCACCAGGGTGCTGAACTGCATCCACAGCTTGGTGTTCGGATACCAGTCGACGTAGCGCTGGCCGGTGTAGGGCATGGCGCCCTCGTTGATGGCCAGGCGGAAGTCCTCCTCGACGAACCGGACGGTGCCCTGGATGGGACTGCCGCCCTCGACCTTCCGCTCGACGATCCAGGTTTCGCTGACGAGGTTCGTCTCGCCCATGTCCCCTTCGGACAGCTGGTGACCGACGTAGTAGGCGTTGAAAGACGTGGTGCTGATCTCGGGATGTGGCATTAGTTGAAGAGCCTCCGGCCGAACTGCACGAGGCTGTCGACCGTGTTGTACAGGGTGACTTCCTTCAGGATGCCGGTCATGGTGCCCCAGCTGGCCATCCTGGCGCCGGTCGCCTCGGCCATTCCGCCGACGCCTCCGCTGGCCATGATGAGCTTGTCCATCCAGGGAGCCTGGTTGTTGTTCTCGCGGTAGGCGCCGAGCCAGAACCTGTCCGCCAGGCCGAGCGGAGCCTTGCTGCCCACGCCCTGGCGCCAGTACCTGCGCTGGGCCATGGCCGTCTGGCGGTCGGCACCGAAGTTGAACCTGGTGATGTCCTGGGTCGAGCTGTACCGGCTCTGGTAGCCGCCGTAGGCCATCGCCGCCGCGGCCACAGGTGCGCCTGCCGCAAGGCCGAAGCCTCCCACGCCCGCGAACCTGCCCATGCCCATCAGTCCTGCGAACCTGGTGAGGCCGCCCAGGGGGCCGCCGCGGTCCAGGGTCCTCTGGGTGAAGGATCCGATTCGGTCGCCCATGCCGCTGAGGCCGCCAATGGCGCCGCCGGCCATGCGGCCGATCCTGCTCTGGGCGAACCCGGCCAGTGCGGCATTGCGTCGGTTGAACCTTTCTCGGAGGACGCCGGCCTGCCTGCCGTACAGGTCGGACGCGGTCCGGCTGCCTGCCTCGCGGGCCATGTTGGCGGCATCGTACAGCGCGTTGGCCTTGCTGAAGAGAGGCTGCTGGAACCTGTTGAACAGCGCGTTGGTGATTGGATTTCCGCGGATGGCGATGGCCCGATTCATGGCGGTATAGGCTGCCGGAGGAACCGCACCGGGATTTGCAGCCAGCTCAGCCAGGCGTCCACCCCGGCCCCGGCCCACAGCCGCACCGGCCGCTGCCGCCGCAGCCACTGCCGCCACACCAGGTCCTGCACCGCCGCCATGGGGGTTGACGAAGCCACCTGCGGCACCGGATGCACCCGTGGGGCCACCCCCGGACTGGCCGAAGGATCGCCCCGACACCTGGCTGCCGATGTTGTTCAGGCCTGCGGCGACACCTGAAGTGTCCACCACCGCGCGCAGGACGATGTCTGAGATCGACTTCTTGGCCATTACCTGCTCCTCCGCACGCGACGCTTGGGCGTGTACTTGCTGCTGTCAGTCACTGCCGCGGCGACTTCCTGGCTCAGGTACTCGATCGCTGCCTTTTCAAGCTGGGGGACGATCCCCTGGTACCAGTGCAGGGTGTACCTGGGAGCCGACAGCGACTGGCCGCCAAGACCCAGGCGCCAGCCCTTGCCGCGGCGGCCGGACTTGGCACCCTTCCTCCAGTGGCGGTGGCCCTGCTCGTACCAGCGGCCGAGATTCGCCTCATGGAGGGGCCAGCCGTTCGCCTTGGAGCTGTAGCGAGGGTAGCTGTACTTGCCCTGGCGGCCGTGGCTGTCCGAGGTGACCTTCACCCCGCTCAGCACTCCGACCGCGCAGAACGTCGCCGAGGGCTTGATGGTCTTCCACTTGCCCTGGTCGTTCTTCACGCGGCGGACCTTCGTGCGGCCCACCTTGAAGTCGATGCTCTTCGCCAGGGACTCGTTGCCGTTCGGCACTGCCCCGGCCACCTTGCCCTCCGCCCAGCGGCCGAAGTTCACCATGGCCGCCCGCTCGATCCGGCGACGGACCTTCTGGTCGAACCTGAAGAGGTCCTGCATCAGCTGGTTGAGGGCGGCTTGGTCGATTTCGAAGCGCATCGCGGATGGCGTCCCAGTCGGTGTTGTCCTGATCCAGGGCCAGCCAGACGACGCTGAGCTGATCCAGTGGTGCCTGTACGAAGGGGCGGGCCAGTCTCAGGACTTGGAGACTGGCCGGGTCAAGTCCTGGGATTCACCGTAGAGCCGGTCGATCTCGGCCACCAAGAAGTTGATCAGGCCGCCGTCGCAGGCCAGGACCTCGTCCTGGGTGTCGAAGACCGGCTTGCCGTCCTCGACCAGGTGGTTGAAGACGAGCCAGCAGCTGAAGTGCGGGTCGCCCTTGGCTGCCTCGGAGACGGCCTGGGCAAGGTCCGCGACCGAGGGCCGGCGAAGGGTGAAGGTGTGGTCCTGGATGGAGGACACGTGGTTCTTGAGGGTGAGGGCATTCTTGATGGACATGGATCAGGTCTCGTTGCTGCCGGAAACTGCCGCGGTGCCGTTGATCGTGATGGGGCCGGACACCTGGATCTGAATCGAGCCGCGGACGATGTCCTGGTTGCTGGAGACGATGTCGAGGCCGGTCAGGAGGCCGGTGCCGGAGACCGTGTCGCCGGTCGCCACCGTGAAGACGAACGCACGGGGAGTGCCGCTCAGGTAATCGGCCACGATCGAAGAGTGGTTGGCCGTGTTGTAGTAGATGTCGGCCGTGACCACCGACGTCGAAACGCCGGGCACGTGGTGCGTGTTGGCGGACCCGATCTGTGTGACGTCCAGGGCAGGCCTTGCGGCGCTGACCGAGACGGTTCCCACGGCATCGAGGACGGTGGCGTTCCAGGAGAAGGTCGAGACTGATGCGGTGTATGCCGGCATGGGTGGTTACCTGTAGACGATGTAGAACGAGGTGCGTGCGGTATACGTAGGCGCTTCGTCGCCAAGGGTCGGCACAGGCGCCTCGAGGATGGACAGGAGGTTGTAGACCCCCATGAACGACAGGCTGCTAAAAGTGCCCGTGCTGATCTCCTGCTCGACCTCCGCGGACAGCGCCTGGGCTTCCTCCGCGGTGAAGGCGGTGGATCGGATCTCGACGTCGGCGCGCCGGATGGGCGTGGCACCGATGCTGATCGGAATGTTGCCGCTGACGGTGAACGTCACGCAGGGGATGGCTCCGCCCTGGGGTCGGCCGCCGTAGGTGATCGCGCTGTTGGCGATCCCGGTGACGCCGTGCAGCATGGTCTTGATGGCGAGGGGCAGGCTCATGGCTGGATCTCGTAGGCCTCGATGACGGCCACGCGGTCGGCGAGGCCCTCGTTGGTGATGCTGCCGATGCGCAGCGTGATGTCGCCCGGCTCGATGAACAGGCGGTCGATCTCGGTCAGGTTGCGCTCCTGGACGGAATCCCAGCGGGCGCGGACCTCGTAGGTGCGGGCCACCGCCGTGCCGTCGCCCCACTCGACCTCGGATGCTCCGCGGTCCTGGAGGCTGCAGCGGAAGGTGCCTGCGGACGTGCTGAAGTCGCCGTCCCTGCGTCCGAGGTTGTCGAACGAGGACTCGCGCTTGACCGTGGCACGCCACTGGAGTTCGCCGCTGTTCACGAGAGGCTGCTCCTGACCTTGAGGTTCTGCAGGATGAACTCGGCTCCCATCGGCAGCGGGCCGGATCCGCCGGTCAGCTGCAGGGCCGAGGGGTTCTCGTAGAAGGTGCCGATGAGGGCGATGATCGCGTGCTGCAGGTCGGCAGGGACCTGGCCGTAGCCCACCTGGTAGGTGACCTCGATCTCGGTGCCGTCCTTGATGGAGGGCTCCCTGAGGAAGTCGATGAAGACGGACGGAGAGTCCTTCCTCGAGATGAACCAGTCGGCCGAGGGCATCGTGGTCAGCGTGCCGCCGGTCGACGTGTACTTGACGCTGTCGACGGAGATGAAGGGAGAACCCTCGATGCGCGTCCTCACGAACGAGCCGAGGTACTGCTGCTGCTGCCTGGGGCAAAGGCTGAGGCCGGTGTGGTTCTCGACCAGCGAGATGACCGCGTCGCGAAGACGCAGGAGGTCCTGGTCGTCGTACGTGGTCTCGATCTTGAGCGCGGTCTTGATCAGGTCGAGTGTGATCATGGTGGTCCTAAAAGCCGGGCCTGGGAGTGTGCCCCTCACCCCCAGGCCCGACCAGAAAGGAAAACTCAGAGGACGATCGAGGCGAACGCGTCGGGCTGGACGAGGACGCAGTCGGTGCGCAGGCTCATGATGACCCGGGTACGAAGCGCCTGGGCGTTGGTGTACGGGTCGAGGACCATCTCCATGCTGCCGCGGTCGTAGATCTCGAAGAACTCGAACGCGCCGCACACGACCGGCTGCTTGCCCGCGTCAGCGGTGAGCGGAGCCGGCATGAACTGGTTGATGGTGTAGGGCACAGCATAAATCGTGCCCGGGACACCGTCGCGGATGTCCGAGAAGCGCTCCGACGGCTTCCAGAGGTACTCGCTCGAACCGGCCGCAACCTTGAGCTTGCGGATGGTCTTCAGCGTGGTGTCCGAGAACATCATGCGGAACGACGGCAGGGCGCGGTAC